ATTATGATGTATTGCCCTATGAATTCCACGAGGAGCGCAATTCCGCCGGAGAGTACATCCCGTTGCGCCAACGTCGGCCCAGCGTACGCTATCCATTGGCGCGCATCGTGGTTGACGACAGCCTCTCCTTGATATTCAGCGATGGCCACTTTCCCGCCATTCACACGCCCCACGCTGACACTCGCGTCTCACTGTCCGACATCGCGGCCGAAGCTGGTCTCAACCAGATCATGGCCGATGCGGCACTCCGCGGCAGTATCGGGTCCGTCGCAATCCAGCTCCGAGTGCTAAAATCCCGCATCTTTTTCCGCGTCCTCGACACCAACAACCTGACGCCTTTGTATGACCCCGAGGAGCCCGACGCGCTGCTCTCGGTCACCGAGCGCTACAAGGTCGCGGGCGCCACTCTTGCTGCCCAGGGCTATGACCTTCCCGACCCTGAGGCCACCTACTGGTTTCAGCGGGTCTGGGACGCGAAGGCCGAAACCTGGTTTTTGCCGCAACCGCTCGATGTCGAGGCCGCGCCCCTGTTGGACGAGGCGCGCACCGTCCGCCATGCCTTGGGCTTCGTTCCGATGGTGTGGATACGCAACCTCCCCGGTGGCGACGAAATCGACGGTGCCTGCACCTTCCGCCCGGCGATCGAGACCGCGATCGAGATCGACTACCAGCTGAGTCAGGCTGGCCGCGGGCTCAAATATAGTAGCGACCCCCTCCTGATGATCCGCGAGCCCGCCGGCGCCGACGGCGAGATCGCCCGTGGCGGTGGCAACGCGCTGATGGTCAGCGAAAAGGGTGACGCCAAGCTGCTGGAAATCGGCGGCACCGCCGCTTCCGCCGTGATCGACTATGTGCGCTGCCTCCGTGAGATGGCTTTGGAGGGTGTTCACGGAAACCGCGCCAGTGCGGACCGCATTGCCGCCGCGCAATCCGGCCGTGCGCTGGAGCTGATGAACCAGGGCCTTGTTTGGTTGGCCGACAATCTCCGCGTCAACTACGGCAGAGGAATGCTTCAACTTGCTCGCATGGTCCTTCGCGCAAGCGAAATCTATTCTCTCACGGCCTATGGCGTCGCATTGCCCGAACTGGACGCCACCACGCGCCTCTCGCTGGTTTGGCCGCGCTGGTATCCATCCACGGCCCAGGACCGGGCTGCCGACGCACAGACGTTGGTAGCACTCACGACGGCGGGGCTGCTGTCGCGAGAGGCCGCGGGATCTTCCATCACGGACCTCTTCGGAGTTGGGACAGCCGCAACCGTGACAGAGGCCTGACAACGCGGCGGCCGGCACACGACACTCCACGGCTGTCGACTCGCACAATAAATTTCTGGCCTTCCCAGAAATAATTCCTTGCCCATCCACCCCAGTTTACCCTAAAAGTTTTCTCACAGTCGCGGACTTGCGCACAGCGCGTCGCGGCTTCCCCCAGCACCGAAGACCACCCGCCGGAAAGCACAAGCATGTCCGATACACCACCCGTGCCTCCCGACCTGCAAATCGTGCCCGAGATCGTCGCGCAACTGGAGCGCCGCATCGCGGAGATGGAGACAACGCACCGCGCCCGGCTCGTCCGCGCGGAACTGAAGGCCGAAGCCGTCCGCCACGGCATGGTCGATCTCGATGGCCTGAAACTCCTCGATCCCGCACTGATCGACCTCGACGATGCCGGCGAGGTCCGCGGTGCCGCCAACGTCATGCGTGACCTCAAGCGCGCCAAGCCTTGGCTGTTCGGTCTCGCCGGCGCGTTTTCCAGCAGTACTGCCGTCGCACCTGCGGCGGCGGCCGCCTCGGTGAAATCGGCCATGAAGATGACCCATGCCGAGTGGCAGTCCGCCCGCGCGGACCTCCTCAAGCGCCGCTAGCCGACTTCTCCCCTCCCCTTATGGGAGGGCCCGGGGGAGGGGGTGATCCCGCTCCTCCGCGTGCCGACCAATTCCTCTCCCGGCCCCTTCCCACAAGGGAAGGGGAGAAGCGCAACACTCCCACAAGGACATACGCCCCATGGGTATCCAGAACTTCCCCGTCGCCCTGCAGGAGATCATTCAGCTCGGTTTCCTGGAGCGCGAGTTCCAGTCCGCCATGAATTCCCGCCTCGGCTATCGCGCCGTGGCCGACCGCGAGGATTTCTCCGTCGGCATCGGTGAGACTCTCACCAAGACCCGCGCCGGCCTCAAGCCGAGCGTCACGACACCGTTGGCCCCTAATACGAACACCAATCTCGACAACGGCCTCGCGAGCCAACCCTTCAGCGTCGAGCAATACACCCTCACCATCAACCATTATGCCGCGACCACCGACCTCAATATGGTCACCAGCCGCGTCGGCATTGCCAGCCAGTTCCTGCTGAACGCGGCGATCAACGGCGAGCAGGCTGCTCGAAGCCTCGACGAGTTGGCCCGCAACGCCTTATTCGCGGCCTATTTCGGCGGCAACACCCGTCTCCGCGTGGGTTTGACCACCAGCGGCCCGGTGATCCAGGTCGATGACATCCGCGGCTTCATCAGCACTTTCGTGAATGGGGTAATGTCACCAGTCGGCGTCAGCACCACGCTCGGCGTGACCATCAACGGCAACAACTACACCATCGTCGGCGTCGCCGCCGATGCCAGCAACGTCTCGCTCGCCCCTGGCGGCATCTCTGGCAGCCTCACCATGTCGGGAAGCGTTACCACCGCAGACGGCGCGATCGGCAACTCGGTGATATCGGCGAACGCCAGCTTGATTGTCCGCCCCAACGCCCGAACGGCCACCACCGGCCTCGTCACCGGCGACAACCTTACGATGGGCTCGCTGCTGAACGCGGTTGCCCAGTTGCGCCTGAACGCCGTGCCCGAAATCGAGGGCGCGTTCAACTGCTATCTCGATCCGGTCAGCGCACGCCAGCTATTTGCCGATGGCGATTTCCGTCAGCTATTCGCAGGCGCCACCAGCGCCAACCAAGTGTTCAAGCGCGGTATGGTCAACGACTTCCTTGGCCTTCGCTTCATTCCCACCACGGAGGCTTACGTGCAGCCGCACCCGACGATCGCGACGGCCCTGATCCGTCGTCCGATCGTGTGTGGAAAGGGTGCGCTGATCGAAGGCGACTTCGCCGGCATGGCGGCCAATGATGTGGCTCCCGAAGACAGCATCGTGAACATCATCGACGGCATCGCGATGGTGACACGCGAGCCGATCGATCGCTTGCAGCAGATCATCGCCCAAAGCTGGTACTGGATCGGCGGCTTCTGCGCCCCCTCGGACGCCACCACCACACCCCAAACGGTGCCGACGGCAACCAACGCCACATTCAAGCGCGCGGTGATGATCGAACACATCGGCTGAAGTTGCCTGTTCTCCCCTCCTTCACGGGACGGGAGAAAGGTCACCCGCAATCCGCCTTGCCGTACTTCCCCTCCCCCAACCCCCTCCCGTGAAGGGGAGGGGAGAAGGATCAGCACATGTCCTTCCTCGATTCCGAACGTACGGATATCCGCCGGCATTGCGGCTACCCTGCCCAGGGCACCGGTGCCGACGGCTTCTCCGGCTGGCGCTACTATCAGGCGTTCGGCCTCCTCGAATACCGCATCCAGCGACTGAGTGGCGGCGAGGAAGCCGTCGTCCGCACCTATCTCACCACCCTCGCCGGGCTCGAATCGGCGGTCCCTGGCGCCTCCGCCACGCTGGATACCGACACCGCGTCGGTCTGGTCGCGCAACCCCAACGAACTGCGCGAACGCACCCGCCTGTTCGACGACTGGCGCCGCCGCCTATGCGGCTTTCTAGGCATCCCTCCCGGCTCCGCCCTCGGCGACGGTGGCTTCCGCATGGTGATCTGAATGGACGCGTTGACATTGCAGGACACCATCTCCCGCGCCCTAGGTCGCGCCGCCACCATTGCTGGTACTTGGTTCGATGCCTACCGCCCGAGTGGCGTCGCAAATCCACTCGCGAGCCAGAACCGCTTCCTTCGCCTCAATGCGCTTCTCACACCTGACAGCGGCAACCTCAAAGCTCCGGTGGGCTACGGCCACGCCACGTGGTCTGGCATCTTCGACACCGCTTACACGCAACCCGGAGATTACCTCGTATCTCACGCCGCTACATGGTTCATCGCGGCACAGCAGAAGCTGCTGCCGGTTCTCGCCGTTAAGACCACTCGCACCGTCAGCTTCGCGCGCGCCGCTGCCCCGCTTGCCCCCGGTCTCAACACCTATGGCGGTCTTACCACCGCCACCGCGATGCCGCTCACCGGCCTGTGGCCGGCAAGCGTGCTGGCGGCCGGTGGCAACGCCCAGGATGCTGGCCTTCCAGCCGACGGATCCCCAGGCATCTGGACCGTGCTGTTGCCAGTCATCGGCGCCGTGGTGCTGCGGAATGGCGATCTGTTCACCGACGACCTAGCTCGCTCAGGCGTCGTCTCGTCGGCCGAACTCACCGACCTCGGCTGGCGCCTGACGGTGAAGCAAGCCACGACCTGAGGAAGCCCGCAATGCCTGACCAGTCCGGCGTCGAAACCGCCCTCGCGCAGCAGATCGAGGCCGCCTTGTACCCGGCCGGCGCCGCCGCGCCATCGATCCTGAACCGCACCATCCGTATCTTCCGAGGGTGGCCCAACCAGTCGGCATTGGACGCTGACCTCGCTGCCGGTCGCCTGAACGTGAGCGTGTTTCCGGACCCGATGCACCAGCGCAACACGACGCGCTATCCCGCCGAGTATCAGGTCACCGCCACGGTCCTTCCCACCTTGACTGTTTCCACCACTCCGACGTCAGCCACGTTCGGCGGCAGCGCCGACCCGGGCCAACTCGTGGGTCTCCTCGTCGACAACATCGCCGCCGTCCACCGAACGCAGCCCCGCGATACCCCAGAACTGATCGCGGCCATCCTCGCCGCCGATCTCGGCCCGTATAAGTTCGCCATTGTCTCCGGTCCGACTGTTACTCTGCCCGGCGCCCACCAGCTTGTCGCCCGTGTCGTGTGTGACCAGCCGGCGCGAATGGAGACTCGCCGCCAGCGCCAGCTGTTCCGGCTCTCCGTCTGGTGCCCCAACCCGGCCACCCGCGATGTATGCGCGGCGGCCATCGACGCCGCTCTTTCCGCCATCACGTTCCTCGCCTTTGCTGATGGAACCTACGGAAACCTCCGCTTCCACTCCTCCGTGGTGTTCGACCAACACCAGGATGCGGCGCTCTATCGCCGTGATCTT